CTAGATGTCGTAGTAGGCGGCGCGCTTCCGGCGGTCCTCGAGGTTGTAGTCGATGATTTCCTCAGCCTTCAGGTTGATCCGAGTCGCCTCGTTCGTCGACTTCACCAGCTCGTCCAGCCGCTCGACGGCCGCGAAGAGGAGCTGCGTCTGCGCGAGCATCAGCGACTCGATGCGGCTGTGGTAGTCCGGTTGCTCGTAGGAGTCGTCGAAATACGAGTCGTAGTTCATCTCCGCCGATTCGATCTTCGGGACGGGGGACTCATCCCCGATCGGCAACTTCACCCGAGGCTCAGGGATCGGCGCGGCCTTGAAGAAGTCGTCGGGGAGAGTGAACTTCTGATACGGCTTCTCGTAGTCGGTGGCGGGGACGATGCGGTAGTCACCGCCGAAGAACTCGTCCACCGTCTGCCCACCCTCTCGCCGGTTGCTGCTGTCCTCTGCGTATCCGATCACTTCATCAGCCCTACGTTGGTGTTCTTGCGGATCTCGTACGCGACTTCGTTCAGCGCCCCGGCGAACGCGGTAGATATAGCGGTCGCGAACGCGGCCCACGCGGAATCTCGGTCGCCGAATGCTCCCCAGGTAACCGCTTGTTCGTGGATGTCGGCGGCAGCTCGCAGCTGCTCAATCACGAGGTCTTCTTCCTTCACAGTCCCTCCTCTTCCGGGATGATCCACATATCCAGCTCTTTCCCGACAGGGAGGACGAGCTGACACGACGAGGTGTCGGTAGTGAGAGCAAGAACGATCGACGTCGGCGTATCCGGCCCGGTGTAGAGGTCGGTGTACCACGCTTCCCCGGTGTAGAACGCCTCACCCCACTCGTCGATCCACCGGATGCGGATCGTCTTTCCGAGCAGCTTCTTCGCTGCGGGGAGCGACACCGTAAACGGTGTGCGGTTGTCCATACGGAAGTCCATCAGACTCCAATCTGTCGTAGTCGGGTTCCGAGCGCGTAGAGGTCACTCGGAACGATGAGCCGAACCGCCCACCGAAGCGGGGGTCGGCGGAGGATGTGGGATGCCGCCCACCACGCGATGTCAGGGACCAAGCGGATACCAGCAATCCCACCGGCGAGCGTCGCCCCAGTAGACGATCCGAACGCCGGCAGCTTGGATGACGAGCTGGCACATATCGCACGGCTCGCGGGTGAGGTAGAGCGTCGCTCCGCGTGTGTCGGAGCGGCCTCTCGAGTAGAGAAGGCAGTTCATCTCCGCGTGGAGCGCGTTGCACCGCGTCTCCGGGTGGTGGTAGTCGGCTCCGGGCTCGCAACCGCTGAGCCTGCGGGGACACGACTCGCACCCCGGCTTACCCGCGGGTGCGCCGTTGTAGCCGGTACTTAGGATGCGGTTGTCTTGATCGACGAGGACCGCACCGACCCGCGATCGCTCGCAGTCGGAGCGGGCGGCTACCGCTTCGGCGATCCCGAGGAAGTAGTCCTTCCAATCGGGTCTGTGCATCAGAGTTCGTCGCTCGCGTAGACGAGATCCTCGAGTTGGTACACAAACCGCACTAGGTCAGCGTTGACGCACTCTCCGCAGTAGTGGCTTTCGAACTTCTCGATAAGCTCGCGGATCGGCCTCAACGCCTCGCGGGCTATTCCGACATAAGCGCCGCCTGTGTCTGCTCCAAGCGCCCGCTTCACCGCTTCGACGGCGGGGTCACTCATCGTCTACGTCCTTCAACAGTCCGGCCTCATCAAGAGCGCGGGCATCAATCCGATATTCGTCAAGTTCGCGGTACTGATTAGAAGCCGCCCAAAGATGCTTGGCAGCATTCTCGATGCGACGTTCACGATGGGCAACCTCGGCGGACTTCAACTGGTCGGCGAGCGCCAGCATTTCGTCTCTCTCAGGGCAACGCACGTACCCGTAGTCGAAGCAAATCCTCTCCGCTTTCCGCAAGATCTCCCACGGCTTAAGCTCACTCATCGGTGACCTCCCCAGATTCCAGCGCTTCGAACGCGATGATTGCGGCGGTCATGTAGCTGATTCCGTCTCCGATTAGGTCATCCAGTAGTTCGTCGTACGTCGTCATTCTTCACTTCCTGGTTGGCACCACAGCCCGCGACTTCCTACGACGAGCCCGCGGGTCTGCGGTGGTTTGCACCGACCTCGAAGTCGGTGTCGATCGAAGTTCGCCGGCGTGATGAACGTCTCGTGGCACGCTCCGCAGTGGGCGGTCCGAAGACCTCCCCACCGCGCTACGCAGCCGACGCAGCTGTGCTCGTAAGCTCCTCCGGCCACCGGCTGTCTCCCTCCGTTTGGTTAAGTCCGAGGACGTACCGCTGTCTGAACGATCCGAAGAGGATGTCGTCCACCCCGAGTTCGTCGAGAGCGAGATCCGCCTGCTGCGGTACGACTCCGTTCCCGCAGATTTTCAGCTTCGCTCCGTACGGGATCGGAGCGTCGTCGACCCAACCGGCGGGCCAACCCATATGCCACTCGTCAAACGCAGCTGTTAGCCGCGGTCGTCCGTTGCTGTTCGGCTCGGTGGGATCAGGAGCCGGTCTCCCCCACGTGATCTCCGCTCGGCGGATGGCGGGTTCGTATTCGCCCCATTCGACGGAGTCGTTGTGTGTGCAGTCGATAGCGATGTTGTGAAGGTTGTTTTTGACCGCGCCCTCCCGTGTGTCGATGTTCCTATCCGGACCGCGCTGAGTAGTGGTAGGAGTTGGTAGTAGTTTCACGTCACCTTCTTCCGTTGGGAAGTACAGCGCTACCGCTGTTATGTTCGGACTCTTCCGGCGGTATAGAGCCGGCGATCCCGGATTCTTAGCGTCGTTAGCTGTTGGAGTCGGAAGCAGTTTCATCGCAACCATCTGTGCTAGACCTGGTGACTTTCTCGTCCCCCCGGAAGCCGGGAGTCGGACGCTTTCGGTGTAGGTAGGAACTTCACGAGAACTCCAGCGCGTAGTCGATGAGTTGTCGGGAGTGCCCCCGCCGCTTACTCACCGGCTGCGCTCCCCCGGTTGCGTCGCTCGCGTTGGGCGTCGGCAACAGCCGCGGCGGCAGTCCGGAGGTCGAGCCCTCCGTCACCGTGTCGCCCCCCCCCGTTCGGATCAGAGGTGCGACTCGTCGGCAGCAGGAACAACGGCGAAGTAGAGTCTCTCGCGGCGATGAGCCGCTCCGACGTCGGAAGCTCGTACAGACGTCCAGCGCACATCATGCCCGTCTTCGGCACAGTCCCGGAGAACTGAGTCGAAGCCTTTGCTTCGGTGTCCGGCCACGTTTTCAAACAGGCAGACTCGGGGTCGTAGTACGCGAATTGCTTCGCGGATGTAGGGCCAGAGGTGGCGGGGGTCATCGGTTCCTTTCCGGAGTCCGGCGGTGGAGAACGGCTGGCACGGGTAGCCGGCGGTGAGGATTTCGATGGGGGGCAAATCCTCCCACCGGATCTTCTTCAGATCCCCGAGGTTGGGTACGCCGGGGTATCGGAGTGAGAGCAGGGTGGACGGGTGCTTTTCGATCTCGGAGTACCACCGGAGTTTGGAGCCGGGGTACCGCTGCATCACCGCGTGGTCGAGCATCCCCGACCCGGTGCAGAGACTTCCGATCTTCATCGAATCCTCTCGTCGGACATCCGATGGATGTCTTCCACCGCAGCGGCGGCTTCGTCGTAGTCGTCGTAGAGGAAGGTCATCGTTACCGGCTCGTCTCCCCAGTCTCGGTCGAGCTGCGCGTTGACGTTGACCTCCCACCGGCCACACCGCTTCCGCCACCACAGGTCGATCACTCGGTAGCGATCGGTGTAGGTGTGTAGCGGATTCACTGGTAGTACAACTCCTTATCGAGGATGTTGTAGAGATCCCGGAGGTCTTTCTCGTCGAGGCAGACCGACGTCGTTCCGGTGAGGTTCTGCGAGATGACAGTCGCGGACTTCGTGCCGTCGACCTGCTCGTAGATGTCGACGGTCATCACGTCGTCGGCCCAGTCGATGAACTCGTGGACGGTGTTCTCTTGGTAGGTCACTTAGGTCTCCAAACTTCGGTTGTCCATCGCTGGACGTTGTGTCGGTGTCGGTACTTCACTTCGCTGACTTGGAGGTCGAAATCCCAGCAGCGGCGGAAGGTCCAGGACTCCCCGCAGTTGCACAAGATCCGCCCGAACGTTCCGGTCTCGGTCACCAGTCGTCTCCCATCCAGAAGCGACCGCACGAGTCGCAACTGCTGAGGTTGCATTCCTCGTCGACCGGGTCGTGGTACTCCTCGTGGCATCCGCAGTACTCCCCGTCGATTCCGGTGGGATCGTCGCAGAACCTCACCGCGCATATCGGCCTCATTGTGGCAACCTCCCCGGCTGAACCTGATCCCACTCCTGCTCGATGCGATCCGCGTTCAGCGCGAGCTGTCGTGCGGATTGCTGAGCGCGCTGGAGAGTCGGGTGGTATTCGGTGTATACCGACTCACCGCCGTGGAACCTGACGCGGGCTTCTAGCCGCCACATCGCGAGGATGCGATTAACCGACACGTTGCCGAGTAGGGTGATGAACCCCTCGGGCCCCGCCTTCCGCCGGTGATACGGCGTGTGGAGGTGCTCACCGAGCGCCGGCTGACTCGTCGCGTACTCGACCCCGTCTTGCCCTCTCGTCGTCGGCTCGATCCAGCTAGGCACACAGCACCGCCTTCTTCTGCGGCAGGTAGCAGTCACCGGGAGCTGTCTCGTACGCGTAATCGGCGGTCGCCCTCTCGGAGTAGACGCCCCACACATCGCCGCCGGATCGGTTGATGATGTAGACGTAGTCCGACCTATTCGCGGAGAACAACTCCTCGTGTTGCCGGAGCTTCCCCTCCCAGTAGTCAGCTAGTCGTTTGTTCGACTCGGCCTGCTCGCGGTAGTACGTCGTCATAAAGTCTTCGTTCACGTCACTCCTCTAGGTTTGCCTCGAGGTAGTTGATAAGCATCTGGATCTCTGCTCGAGGGATAGAGATGAATGCGACTTCGCCGGGTTCAGCGACGGAGAACTGGATTCGCCCTCCGTCGGTCGTGACCGTCATCCAACCCTCGAGCGTGTAGAACGTGATCGAACCGTCGATTACCCAGTCACTCATCGAGCCTCCGACGTCAGAAACTCGCGGATGATCGAGTCGCGCTCGTTCTCGAGTTCGTCGCGTTCGCGGTACGCCTCGTCGAGCAGAAACAGCAGCCGCGGGAGGTTTTGGTGGATCAACGCGAACCACACCGCGAGGTCTTCATCCTCGAAGACCGCGGTCAAGAACTTCTCGCCGGTCGAGTGCTCCTCCATCACGTACTTCCCGGTGAGGGGGTTGAGGTTGACGGTGAGGTTCGCCGAGCGAACCGCGTCGTAGGTCTCCTTCACGAGACCGATGAACTCGTCGTCTTGCATCAGATGAACTCCTTCGCAGTTCGGGCGAGCTGGTCGATGCCGGCCCAGTAGTCGGTGTGCGCGCAACGACCGAGTCGCTGAGGGTTGATCGGATCTCGACCGAGGTAGCCGCACGCGTCTCGGTACGCCCGCTCGTAGCGGCGGTAGTCTCCGAAGATCCACCGCCACAACGTGCCGCGCCGGAGGTCTTTCAGCAGGTCGTCGGTCCACATCTTCGGGTCGCCGAGCGAGAACCCCTCGGAGGTCTCGGCGATCGCGCGGAGTGGTGAGTCCGGAGGACAACAGCAGATGACGTCGTCGGGGTTGGAGACCCACCGCACGTTTCCGCGCAGCGGCATCGCGACGTGAACCAGGTTCCAGCGGTCGCCGTACCCGCGGATACCGAAGTCGCCCGCCAAGTTCGGCGGAGCGGACGGGTCAGCGACCAACCCGACGAACCGCAGATTCGGGTGGTCGTGGAAGCGGTTCGCGACGTTGCCTGCGACCTCCGCTCCCCCGGAGTAGCCGACGACGATGCAGGGTTCCTTCCGGATCTCGTCGATCAGCAGCGCTTCCCCGCGCTCGACGGCGGAGGAGAACGATTCTCCGAGGACGTTCCCACCGACCGGGCCGTACACCGCGCTCCACGGGAGGTCGTATCGCTCCACGCCGGGGAAATGCTGGCAGAACCGATCGAGCATGTTCGGATGCGGGCTCAGTGATTCGCCGATACCGCGGACGGTGATGATTCTCATCTACGCCTCCACCCCAAGCTGGAAGTCGATAACGCGGTCGCGGCCCCGAAGCTGGCGCTCGATGAAGCTGACGCGACCGTCCCCGCTCCCGAACCACCGCTCCCCCATCAGCTTCGCGGCAGCCTGCTCTTTCGTGAACGGGCCGTCGAATTGGTCGGGGGTGTGGAATTCCCACGGCCAGGGGCACGAACACCCCGAATCGGACGAAGTCCAGAACTCCCCGGTGTCCGGGTCGTAGAACACCCCGAAGATGCTGAAAGACCACGGCTCGTCGTCGAGGTTCAGCTCTTCGACCGTCACCAGCCCGAGCCGGTCCGAGATCGACCACCCGTTTTCGTTGATTAGCTTCATGTCGAACTCCTCGCGTCGTACGATGTCAAGTATTGGTCAAAAGGGAATGAAGGTGGTCTCGTAGGCTTCCCGCTCGGAGTCGGGTACGTACCCAGCCCCCCACGAGTCCCCGAGGATCTCGGCGTCGGTGTCGATGTCGACGCCGCGGAAGTCCATCCGCAGCGCTTCGCGGATCATCTTCGCCCCACGCTCCGCTTGATCCGCCGGCACCGAAGCGAGCACCTCGTCGTGGATCGGCAGCCGCAGGTACGGGCCGAACCCGTCGTCGTACAGCCGAAGCAGTCCGGCGCAGGTGACGTCTCGCGACGTCGACTGAACGAGGTAGTTCGTCGATGCGTAGATCCGGCTTTCGTCGACCGGCAGCACCCGCCCGGTGGGGGTGGTGACATACCCAAGCTGGCGAGCCTCTTCTTCTGCGGCTCGAGCGAACTGCGCTACACCGGGGTATGTCGAGCGGAACGCGTCGATGACCCGCTTCGCGTCGGGGAACGAGATCCCCGCACCCTCCGCCAGCTTCGCCGGCCCTCCGCCGTACACCTGAAGGAAGTTAGCCATCTTCCCGACTTTGCGGTCAACACCCGCGGCGTCAGCGGTGATCTGGTGGAGATCCGCGTCGTGCTGGAACGCTCGGCGCATCACGGTGTCGCCGCTCAGCGCCGCAAGAACACGGAGTTCCTGTGCTTTGTAGTCGACCGACACCAGCGATTCCCCAGGATCGGGTATGAAGCATCTCCGAATCATCCAGTCGGAAGATGGGAGCGTCTGCGCCGGAATCCCGGTGATCGACATCCGAGCAGTGCGGGCACGAAGCGGGTTGATCGAAGGGTGGACTCGGTTGTTTGTGTCCATCCCCGCCAAGAACCCATCTACCCACGTCGTCCTCCACTTCCGAGTTCGCTTCGCCTCGATGACGAGACGCGCCAGCTCCCCTTCCGGTGCGTCCAGCTCGGAGAGGTCGTCGAGCAGCTTTTTGTCGACCTTCCGCCGTCCGGTCGGAGTACGACCTCGCACCTTCACACCTAGCTCTTCGAGAGCGTCGGCTACCTGCTCGGTGGAGTTCGGCGACTCAACGCCGAACGTCTCGAACAGCCGATCGCCTGCGGCGTCCTCCTCGCGCCGAAGTCGGTTCGACAGCTTCCGCGAGTAGGTGGTGTCGACGAGGAAGCCGTTTCGCTCCATCACCGCGCACACCTCGGCCAGCCGGTGCTCGTACGCGACCAGCCCGCGGGCAGACGCCGGAACGAGCGGCTCGAGCTTCTCCCGCAGCCGGTACGCGAGGATCGGGTCCATCCCGGCGTAGAGCAGGTAGTCGGGGTTGTCGATGTCGACGACCGACCACACCTGCGACTGCGTCGTCTTCATCTCCTTCGCGAGGAGCTTGACCAACACCTTCACCTCGTCGGCTACCGCGGGGTCGATCAGTGCTCGGGTGAGCGCCTCCAGCGAGTGGCCGATCCCACCTTCCTCTTGACCACGGGGGTCGATGAGGTGGGCGAGGATGCGGGTGTCGACGACCTTCCCGAAGGTCTCCTCCAGCGGGATGCTGAAGCAGCGGTCGATGACCTGCAAGTCGTACATCGCGTTGTGGAAGATGAAATGACGTCCCGACGTCAACACCTCGCAAGCGGCCTTGGTGAACTCCCAGCCCTTCTCAACCGGGAGAACCCACCCGGTCGTAGCGTTCCCGAACTGGACCGTCCGAACCCGGAAGTCGTCGGAGAAGATGTCGAGGCCGGTCGTCTCGGTGTCAGCACCGAGTACCGACTTCTGTTCGATCCAATCGAAGAACGCTCCGAGATCCTCCGGACGCTCGACGACGTGGATGTCCACCGACTCGCCGGCGACGCTAGTCATCGTCGTCTTCATAGACTCTCCTTCGATGCTTGGGGTCTCGGTGCTTCTTCGGGGTGTGGGGGCGGGCGCGGCTTCCGCGCCGGAGTTCGTCCCGCCTCCGCCACCCGGTCAACCCGCTCGAGTCGGGTTGACGCATCAGGTTGCCGGAGGTCCGACGAACCACTCGAAGACGATCGACAACGCGAGCCCAACGACGACGCCGGCTGCGAAGATCATTCGTCGTCCTCCGAGATGACCTGCACCGCGACGAACGTCGCGATCGTGTCGAGGTTGTGGCCGAGGGTGGACTGCCCGAACTCGAGGCTGGACCCTTCGAGTTCGAACCCCCCGTCGTCGGGGTGGAGCGCGATCGTCAGGAACTTCCCGGTGACGACGTAGTCCAACACGATGTACGTCAGCCGCTCGCCGTCCATCATCGTGAGCTGGAGAAACGTCTTCGGGCAGTCGAAGAGGTCTTCGGCGGTGGGCGCGGGTGCAGTCACGGTTCTCCTAAGTTGTGTGAAAGAGGGCCACCGGGGAGGCGGGAATCTCCCATCCGCTCTCCCCGATGACCCTATTCTAACATCGCCGTTCGGGCGATGTCAAGTCATCGACCTACAGATCGAAGAACACGAACTTGCCTCCCTGCCCCGGAGGAGCCCACGCGTGCCACGTCCGACCGTTTTTGGTGCCGGTCTTGTACGACCAATCCGGGCCGGGCGCTTCCGGAGCGCCGGCAGGCGGTTCCTGGCGAGCCGGTCGACCACCACCGGAGTTGCCTCCCGAAGGTGCGGCGGAGCGCTGCCCGCCGCCTCCGCCGAAGCCGAGCGACTGGAACTTCTTCGCGGCACCTGCGGTCTTCTCCATCAGCGTGACGATCTCGGCGTCGAGCTGGGAGGTCGCGTCGGCGACCGAATCGGCGTGGATGACAATCCACGGAGCCTCGGATCCGCTACCTCCCTTCAGGGTGACGACGACCTTCCCGCCGGAGTCCGTCAGAACCGGCTTGACCGAGACGGCGGTGGTGCCGACAGGCGCGGCGGGTTCGGGAGCCTGTTCAGGCTCGGGGGTGTCGACGGCGAACGGGTCGTATGCAGTCATTTTCTCTCCTTCGAGTTCCCCACCTGGTGGTAGGGGTCAATTTGATGTGGCAGCAGGTTCAGCAGGTGCAGAACCGTCACCGCGGTTACGGCTCGGACGAGCCACGGGTGCTTCTCCAGCCAGCGGTCGAACGCGTGGCTGAGAAGCTGGTCTTTCTCGGCGAGCAGCTCGTGAGCCAGCCCGAGTAGGACTAACACCGCGACTCCCTGCTCGCCGCTAAGCGGGTACTTCACCGCGGCCAAACGGCGTAGTCGACGACCTCCGGTTCCAGCAGGAACTCCGGTCGGTCGTTGATGTCGGCCGCTATCGCCCACAGCAGCTCGGTGGCGGCTTCGTAGTTCTCGACGTCGGCGACCGTCTCGACTTCCATCTTGAGTAGGAACTTCATCGGATCGGACATCCTCCGGTACCGCACTCCTCGTCTACGCCGTCAGCGACTTCCGACGTCGCGTACGCCTCGTACTCCTCGCGGGTGAGCCGCTCGTACGGCGACAACTCCATCGACGCTTCCGGGAAGACGGTCGCGCCCTTCAGCAGCCCTCCGCGGTCGAGAAGCGAACGGCGGATCTCCGACGACGAGTACTGCGACGGGTTGAAGTTCGCGGTGTATGAGACCGCGTTGTCAGCCCACCCGCGCTGATACATCTCTTGGAAGGAGAGCATCTGATCGAGCGTCAGCTCGTCGGCACCCTCGACGACGTCGGAGGAATCCAAGCCGATGTTCTCCACCGCTTCGACGAGGGAGTCCTTCGTCGGGATCTCGACGACCGCGGTGTTGTCCGCGTAGATGTCGTCGACCACCCGGAAGCCTCGCCGGCGGTAGTCCTCGACCTGCGCGACCTGATCCGGGTCGACCGTCGAGAACCGAATCCGCCGAAGGAAGTACTTCGAGAAGATCGGGTGGACCCCCTCGGAGACTCCCGGCATCTTCGCGATCGTCCCGGTCGGCGCTACCGTCCGCTTCTTGACGGGCACCGGGATGCGCAGCTGGTGGCTGTAATCCACCGCCGCTTCATCGACGTACTTCGCTAGCGACCTAAGCTCCCAATCGAACGAGGTGTTCGGCGCATCGGAGTACCGCTGGCCGATCATCGCGAGGTACGACGCAACACCGAGGTGTCCGACGCCGATCCGGCGGTTGCGGTCGAGCACCTCCCGCGAGAGCGGGTCGGTAACCGGCGCGAACGTCGCTCGGATCAAAAACCGCGTCATCAGCGTGTGTGCTCGAAGCAACTCGGACCACGCGACCGTCCCCGTCTTCGGATCGACGAACGCAGCGAGGTTGACGTGACCGAGGTTGCACGGCTCCCAGTCCTCAAGCACAATTTCTGCGCAGGGGTTAGTTGCATGTACAACATTTGGCTCGCCGACATTCGACAGCGACGAGTCCCAAAAGCCAGGCTCGCCGTTCAGCCGCATACCCTCGGCGATGAGTTGGAAAACTTCGCGAGCGAGGGCTGACCGCAGGCCGGCGTCGAGAGCCGGACCGCGGACTCGCTCCCAGAACTCCGCGTCGACCTCCACCGAGATGTTCGTCGACCAATGCGAGATCCCCGACTGCTTGCACTTGATGAAATCGATGATGTCTGGGTCGTCCCACCGCATAATCGACATCCGCGCCGACCGCCGAACACCGCCGGAGACGACGCACTCAGCGAGAGCGTGGTCGATCTCCATCGCGGCGAGGCCGGTCAACCAATCGTGTGTGTTCATCGTGCCAGCGATCGACCGCAGCGCCTTCGCGAGCGGAGCCGGGCCAGATGCCGTCCCCCCAAACGTTTTGAGCCGAGAGCCGGCTGCGCGGACGTTCGAGACGTCGTAGACGCGGTTCGAGTTCTTGACGTCCTCGCGGTAGTACGTCGAGATCAGATCGACGACCGCAGCCGCCCACCCTTCTCGGCTGTCCTCGACTTCGAACGCGCCGTCCCAGTCCGACGAGTACTCCTCCGAGAGGAGACCCGCGTCGACCATCGCGTCGTAGTCCGGATGTCCGGGGTCGCAAACGACGTGGACGCTGAGGAACTGCTGGAAGTTGCTGTAGTCGGGGATGCGCGAGTAGTTCGCTCCGACTCCGCCGCCTTCCATCAGCCGCATAAACGTGAACTCGAAATGCTTAGCGGGGTCATCGTCGAGCCACCCGCTCACCCAGCAGTTGAAGAGGTGGGTTGCTCCCTTCACGCCCGACGCCCACAAATGCCGGCCCGCGGGGATGATCTGGAAGTCGGTCATCATCCGGATCAGCTCGTCGCGCTCGCCGGGGATGAGGCGGGCGTCCTCGACGAGAGCGATGTTCCCGTCGACCACCCGCTCGACCGTCTCCGGCCACGTCTCCTTCGAGCCGTCAGGCTTCGGACGCGAGTACGTCCGTTCGTAGACCGTTCTCCCGGTCTCAGAAAAATGCATCTAGTTCCTTCAGTGTCTCGTTTAGTAGTTCGACGCTCTCCGCGCTGACGAAGTGCTCGAGGTCGCCGATCAGCATCGCGTCGGCGAGCACAGCTGCCTTTCGAGCAGCGCTGCCGCACTCCTCCCACGCGAACCGAGTACCGATCACCCCGACGACGTCGAGCCACCTGTCGACGCAGAAGTCGATGACGAGTTGGCGCTCGTCGCCGGCGCTTGGTACGACGAGGACGACCGGCTGCCCCTCCGGCGGGAATGCACCTTCGTAGAGGGGGAACGCGGTAACGCCGCTCAGCCTGTTAACAAACGGGGAGTCAGCCGGTTCGATGAACGCGAGGTTCAACTCGGCTCGTCGTTCTTCGCGATGACGGCGTAGCGGTACTCACCGCGGCTGCGCTGGTCGATCCGGTGGACGCGCAGGACGTCGTCGTATTCCCGCTGCGCGGCGGCGAGGGCCTCCTGCTCGTAGAGCGCGGGATCACCGCGGAGAGCCCACAGGATCTTCACCCCGAGGACGACCTCGCGGTAGCCGCGGATGATCTCGTCGACCGAGATCACCTTCCACGACCGCTCTTCCTTCGTCTTCACCGCTTCGCGGACGTGATCGCGGAGAGCCGCCGACGACGGGTCTACCCCCTTCACGACGCGTGGCGCGAGGAGCTGGTCGGTCGCCAGCTGTTCAGCGAGGCTATGCATACGTCGCCTGCTCCCACTCGTCCCAGTTCTCGAAAAGAGGCTGCGGCGCTTGGTCGTGGTTGGGGTACAGCTCGGGGATCGTCCACGCCCTGTACATCTCGATTCCGCCGGCCCCGTTGAAGATCGAGTCGTAGATCGACAACGACGTTTCGTACTTCGATGGTGCGTCGATCACGCCGCGTCTCCCATCTCTCGGTAGCCAACCGCGGTGAACACCCGCACGCCGTCGCCGTGTTTGTGGATGTCCTTCGGGGTGGGCTTCACCTCGGCGAAGTCGGTGAGGAACTTCGCGCCGAGTTTGAGCATCTCCTGCACGCCTTTGTGCGCGATATCGACTTCTGTCATGCCGCGCTTCGGCAGCACAAACGACCGCACACCGTGCTTAATCAGCGTCATACTTCCTCCGTTCGTAGTAGCCCCGAGAGGGCTCCGGCTCTTGCTGTTCGACCTCCATCGGGGGAGGTTGGGGATTCGGTCGGCCCAACCCGTCTCCGAGCGTCTTTCCGGGTTCGTCCGACCACTCCTCCCTCCGCTCGCGAGATGCGTTGTTCATCTCGTCAGTAAGCGCGATGTGGGCGTTGTAGAGGAGGTTCTGACTCTTTTTCGACCCCATCCGTTCGTCGTTCTCGTACCGACGACGGAGGATGTCCCAGTAATCCCAGTGCCTATCGTGAAGTCTGCCCATCCCATCGAGGAAGTCATCGACCGCCTTAGGCCCGTGCACTTCCCGTTTCAACACCTGTTTGACAACGTCGATTGAGTAGTCGTAATCGGCTCGAAACTTGCGGTCATCCTGGATGTCTTTGCCACAGATGCGCCGGGCGGTGACCTTCAGGTAGGTGTACACGTTCGGCCACTTCTCCCACCCGGCCAGCTTCCGTCGGGCGGTGTCGTTCTCGAAGTACCAGACATACAACTCCTGGATGATCTCCTCGACGTCTAGTCGAGTCCACCCCTCGTTCTTCACAGACCAAGCGGCCTTTTCAAAGAGCGTTTGGATCTCGACAAGGGGCGCTTCGACGACTTCGTTTAGATTCGCCACGTCTCGCCCCCGGCGATGAAGGCTCCCTTCGTGATCGGGATGATCTCCGGCTTCACGACGTTCCCGTCGATGTGGAGCATTCCGAATCCCTGCTTCCAGTTGGCCGACCCGCCTTTGAGGTACTGCGCCTTCTTCATGTCCATCAGGTTCCCGACCTCCATCCCGGAGACGTCAACCACCGATCGGCCGGCGTACCCCGACGAGAAGTGCGAGAGCCCGAGTCGGTGGGTATGCCCGCAGACGACTGACTTCCCGAACTTCTTCGCGGCGTTCAGCGCGGTGGAACCCGAGATCTGCGAGAGCCGGATACCGCCGCGGTGGCCGTGCGTCGACAGCCACCCCGGAGCGATGTCGTAGAACTCCGGGAGGAGTTCCACGCCGAACCCGTCGAAGTCGAGCAGTACGTCCATATCGAACGCGTTCGACTCCGCGAGCGCGGGTGCGTACTTCTCGAGGTAGACCCGAGCACGCTCGTCGTGGTTGCCTTCGTGCGCCCCGACCGGACCGTCGTAGACCTTCCGGAGAGGATCAAGAAACTGACGCTTCGTTTGCTCCGCGTCCTTCTGCACCGACCCCTCGAACTCGCCGCGTGTTCCTTTCGTCCACCGCGACGGCTGAGGGAGATCCAGCAGGTCTCCGATCTGGACAACCTCGTCGGGCTGCGAGGCACCGATGAAGTCGATCACCCGCTGAGTCGCACGCCGATCGTGGAACGGCAGCTGGACGTCGGGGATGATGACGACCGTCTTAACGCCGGGGGTCGACGATCGGCTCGGCACAGCGCGAGCTTTGCCTTTCGACGCCGACGCGTTGCTAGGCTCAGCCATCCAGAACCTCGGTGTAGGGGGCGTATTCCTCGGTCAGTTCTTCGATCCCGGACGCTGGAAAACTGTCCTTCGCCCACACCGCGCCAAACTCGACGCGGAGGTACTCGTCACCGTCGTTGTCGGTGAACCTCGTCCCTGCCGGGAACTCCCGCCAATCATCCAGCGATAGCGGTTCTGAGAACCCGCCGTTGGCTGATGTCAAGTCATCGCCGCCGAGACGACCAATTTCGCGGTCGACGAACCACCTCGCTTTCCGGAGGTCTTCGAGCGGATTACCTTTCACGACGCCGTCGACTCGACACGACCGCGCGATGTACTGCACCGCTTGGCCGGCGTTCGCCGTCAGCTGCTCGGAGATTTGGATCGTCTCGACGTCGCCGAACTGGTAGTAGCTCGGGTTCAAGCTAGACACCATCCACCTCCAACTCGATCAGCGACCGCTCAAGTGCGCTGTAGATCATGTTGTTGTACTCGTTGGTGAATACGTCGTCGGACGGGGTGACTCCGGTCAGCCGGAACTCAGCCTCGCCGGTGGTAACGTCGGTAACGCGCATCTGGCACTTCAATTGAGAATCCCTTCGATTCGGTCGGGCCTATAACCCGTCCACATGTCGTACGCGGTCATCACGACCGGAGCCTCTTTAGCTCCGTATGAATCGGTGAGGACTCGCAGTTCTTCGTCTGAGAGGTCTTCGAGTCGGAACTCCTCGTACGGGATCTCCAGCTCTTCGAACTTCTTTTTCGTCATCCGGCACGGTTGACAGCTGTCCCGCGTGTAGATGATTGCCTCGGTCAACCGACCATCTCCTCTAGGGCCTCTACGCCCTCTCGTTGCACAAACGACGCGACGTCGTCGCCGTCGCTGAATTTCACTAAGCTGACGTTGTCAAGTTTTCCAGCCAACGAGCGTCCGAACTTCCATCCGGGCTCGTCTCCGTCGGCGAAGACGACGATCCGCTGATACCCCTCGAACAGCCGATCCCACGAGGGCCTCCACGAAGTGACTCCTGGAACACCGACCGTCGGAATGACCCGAGATCCGGCGATAGCGTCCAGCTCCCCTTCGGCGATCCCGACGACGTCTCCCCCGAGCGCGGCGGTGTTGTACAGCCACGGTCGATCGCCGGCGACGGTGTTGTACTTCCCGTGTCCTTGGTGGTCGTGGTCTTCGAGGCACCTAAACCGGATCGAACAGCAGTCACCAGGCCGCAGGTAGGGGATGGCAAGGGTGCCCCGAAGATGGCTATGCTCAGGAAGCGGTTCATCCACGTACCCGAGCGCGTACCGCTCGATCCCGTCGACCAGCAGCCCGCGGGTTCGCAGATACTCCTCGGCGGGACTTCCCGGCATCGACGCGATGTACCTCGACGTCGCTTCCCGGAGCGATCTCCTGGAGTCGGCGCTGAGCTTCTTCAAACGAGATTCCCTCCTCGTGCCGGATGATCGAAATCGAGTCGCCGCGGACGTCGCAGACGAAGCAGTTCCACCCGTCGATCGACTCGTTCAACGATCCCGATTCGTGTTCGTCGTTGTGGAACGGGCAGAGCGCCGGCGTCCACCCCCACCTGTTGATCGGCGGAATCCAACCGGGGTAGTAGTGCTTGATCGTCGAGATCACGAGAAGGTGACTTGCTTGTACTTCCCGGTGGTGTATTTGTCCGGGTTCCAATCGCCGCCGACGCAGAAATACCCGACACCATCTCCGAAGAGGAACCCGCCATTCTGCCGGATGTAGAATTCAAAAACCCCGTCAAGGTTCTTCGCGCGAACGAGTTGGTTGAACGGGACGTTCTCCCACCCGGTGTATTTCGTCTTTTTGCTCACGCTGCCTCCTTCAGATGGACGGGAGCTACGCGCTTCCCGATTACGCCGAATGCCGGCGGTTGTTGTAGATAGCTGATTGCTCGCTCGAAGAACTCGACGTCGTCTCGAGCGTGTCCAAGCACCCCGCGGTTACACGACTTACACAGCAGGCCGCGGACGTATCCGGTTTGGTGGTCGTGGTCGACCGCCAACTTCCGGACTTTCCCGTTAGCGCGTCGGCAGATGTAGCAGAGCCCGCCTTGCGCTTCGTAGATCGCGTCGTACTCGTCGACCGAGAGCCCGTACCGCTCCATCCACCGCTTCTCGCGGGTGGCGGCTGCTCTTTCGTCTCGTCTTGCTCGGAAGTGTTCACCACACCGATTTCCCGGTGCCGGCTTACCGTTCCGCTGGATGTAGACCTTCCGGCGGTTGGGGTTGCCCTCCGCTGCGCAGTCGATGCACTGCCCCACTCTCCCTCACCCCCTCATTATAACATCGTTGTTCGTATGATGTCAAGTCACCGGCACACGAAACGTCGCAGATTACCAACTACTACTTGCAGACGACCGAAGCGACCTCGCGGTTGAACGACACCACACGCCCATCAACCGAGATCCGACACCACAGCTCCGATTTGGTATCTCCGCTGACCGCGTAGATCGACGGGTTGTCGGAGTTGGTAGTTCGCTGACGGAGATGCCCGCGGAACGAAACCGGCTTCGGCTCCGGACCGATGAACCACCCGTTGTCGACCTCGCCGCCGGCCTCGTAGAGCGTCGGCTTCATCTTCGGCTGAACGACGAACTCGTTCACCACGCCGATCCCTACCGCGATCGCGACCGCACCAACCACCGACGCCGCTGCTACGGCGATGTCCTTCTTCGAGGTCATACGAGATCCTTCAGCTGCATTCGGTCTCCGTCGAGTTCTAGTTCGGCTGTCATCCTACCCGTCGGGTCCGACTTCGATCCGCGGTTCTTCACGAGAGACACCACCAGCATGTCCGGCGAGAACTCCCCTACCGCCTGCCGTTTGTGGACCGTCAACACCATCTGCGGAACTCGACCGACCTGCCCCTTCAGACCGCTAAGCGGGATCGCCGTCACGCCGTCGTTGTGGGGTCCGGTTACGTGGTGGGTCGCGATGACGCACGCGCCGGTCCGTCGAGCGAGACCGTTGAGGTGGTCGAGCAACGCCTCCAGCCCGCCGAACGGATCTTCCTCGTTGCCGGCGAAGCCGCTGAGCACGTTCGTCAGGTTGTCGATGACGACTACCTCCGGCTCCCACAAATACGCCTCGTAGAGCGCGTCGATCTCTTCGTCGATGTCGTCGAGCGTCGGCTGAGCGTTGAAACTCCAGTAGATCGGAGCCCGCTGCACCTCGTCGCGGATCTCGCCAGCGATGAACTCCGCCTTCGTATCAGCGAGCGGAGCACCCGTCAGGATCGACGACGCCCGACCGATCTGCTCGGTCGCGTCGGAGTCGGCGGAGAAGTACATCGTCCGTACTCCAGCTTGCAGCGCGTACGACAGCGCGAGCGCGGACTTCCCAACGCCAGGAGCAGCGGCGATCATAGCGAGCTGACCGCGGAGGAACCGAGCACCGATTCGGTCGAAGGACTCCCACACCGTCGGCAGCGGTTCGCCTGCGTGGCCGCGGACGTTCCGACTCTGCCGGACGCTAACCACCACCGTCGCTTACCTCCTCCGTTGTTATCTTGTCGAACTGCTTTACGCCTTTGACGACCGTGTCGATTCCGATCTGGTGGGCATCTTCAAGATGAAGACTCTCGACAAAGACCACCGCCTGCCCATTCTTGAACTCCAGTTCAACCCTGAACTTCCGAGGTCGTCTAGTCACCACCTCAGTAAGCCTCCGCTTCCTCTTTGGTGATGAAGAAGTGGATGCCCGGAGCGCACTCGTCCCATCGGTCCTCTCCCCATCCGTTGTCGGGGGTGACCGTCTTCCCCACGTTGTAGATGAAATCGGTGTCGTGGACGCTGCGCGCTGAGGTGACGGGTTTGCCGTCGGCGTCGTAGATACCGAGCACGACAGCGCGGTCGGCGCGGCACTTCCGCCCAGTCGAATGCGATCGGCGGGCATCGGCGGGAATCTCCAGCTTGACCAGAACCGACCGATGCGGGTACTCGGCGGAACAAGCCTTCTTCCACCCGACCAGCGTCCCCTCCGGAAGGTGCGAGAGCTGGGCGAGCGGCAGCGGATCGAGGTCCGCGCCGTAGAGGTCCGCGCCGCGGAGGTTCGCGCCGCAGAGGTCCGCGCCGTAGAGGTTCGCGCCGCGGAGGTCCGCGCCGCGGAGGTCCGCGCCGCAGAGGTCCGCGCCGCGGAGGTTCGCGCCGCAGAGGTCCGCGCCGTAGAGGTCCGCGCCGTAGAGGTCCGCGCCGTAGAGGTCCGCGCCGTAGAGGTCCGCGCCGCGGAGGTTCGCGCCGCGGAGGTTCGCGCCGCGGCTGGCTGCTTCAACGACCGCCGTACGGACGTCGTTTGCGTTCGACGCGGTGTAGATCGTCACTCCGCTGACGGTTTTGATCTCGATCATGTCTTCCTCTATTTCTCCCTTTGTATGATGTCAAGCATTAGGCCGCACGAAAATCGCAGGAGGATGCGACGTCGCAGAATCGGCACTTGGAGGGGTCAGGCTTCGGATCAAACCTCTCGTTTTGGATGTTGTCCTCCAGCTCTTCGAACTCCTCCGCCACCCGCGCCGGCGTCCACTCCGAGATGTCGTACTCCAGCGTCGGTTTGCCGGTCTTCGTCATGAAGTAGTCGCCCCGCGTCGGCTGCTCGACGTCGTACTCCTGCGCGATCGCCGCGGCGTACACCCCGAGCTGGAAGTCGTCCCCCGGCGTGTTGCCGGTCTTGACGTCGCGGACGACCAAACCTTCTTCACCCTCGACGACGAGGTCGATGAAACCTCGAACTGGAACGCTGCCGAACGTGGTGTTGAATCCCAGCTCCGACGCAACCTTCCCCGGAGACTCGTGGCCGTTGTGGTCGACGGTCTCATCACACCACCCCGGCGGGGTCTCCCACATCCTCTCGTTGGGGTGCTTCTCCGCCCAGTCGATGTAGCGGTTGATGTGCTCACGAGCGAGATCAAACCTTCTTGGGAGGTCGTCGGTAGCTCGGTACGGACCGCTCGACTGCCACCAATCGAAGTTCGGTGTCTCCGCGGTGTACTTCGACACCTCGCGGTCGTACGACGTCGCAACCACCGCCTCCGCTTCCTCGCGGCTCATCGTGCGGCCCGACTTCTCCCACCGCTCCACCCCTTCATGGACAGCCGACCCCATCGGGAGCCACGCCGCCGGCTTCTGCCAAACCTTCTTGATCCGAGCGAGGTAGTAGGACTGCGGACAGCGGTCGTACTGGTTCCGCTGCGAAACCGACCTGTACGCGGGCGGTTTCGCTTCAACCTCGACGCTCACGCCCACAGCTCCGCGATCGACGACTCCCCGACGAACGGGGTCCTCTCGACCTCGTGGTGATCAACGAACGTCGTGTGGATGTGACGCTGACATCCGCGCTTGCAGACGAGCCCCACCGCCTCGACGTACGCTGCGTCGTTGGTGCTGACCAACGTGGATCGAGCAATGACGAACCCGCCACCGTCGGGCAACTCGTCGACCGCGATCAAGCCTTCAACCTCGTAGTGGCGGATCACCCCGACGAGGTCTGCGTCCTCGACGTCGTCAATCCCCGGCGTGTCGGTCGCGGCGGGCGCACTCAGCATGTGTTCTCCTTGTTCAGTACGTTGCGGAAGTTGGTGGCAACTTCCATATCTTGTTCCGACCCTCGTCGGTAAGCCGGATGTCGTCGTTCACTCGCAACATCAGGTCTCCGTCTTCGGGTAGCCGGTCAGCGTATCGGTACCCCCCGACACTCGAGTCGCGGTTCGGTGGGATGGACGGGTCGAACTCAACCACCAGGTTGAAGTCCCGCAGCCTGCGGTGGAAGCTCTTCAGCCGCGATAGCGCGTCGTCGCTCATACCTCTACCGCCGGTGACGACCCACTCCGCGTGGTGGCGGAGACATTTGTCGATCGCCGACCGCTGGAAGTCGGTTGACACCTTCCACGGGAAGTGATCGCGCTGAACCTGCGCACGCGGCGTCAACTTCCCGCCGTAGGTGTGGACGATGTACGAGATGTAAGCTCGTGTAACACCGAACTCGCGGGCGATTTCGGATTGATTCATCCCCTTCGCCTTTAGGTCTTCGACGTCCTGTATCGTGATAATCGGCTGTCCGGCCATGCCTTCTCCTATACTTCGAGTTGCTAACCTTTCGTGTCTGATTATACTTGACTTCGGCCGAACGATCAACTGTAGTGTATGTCAGCGACCCCGGATCAGGTGCGTAATTTCGCATATCACCCAAACCGGGGTCCACGCGCCGCAGCTGAGCACGATGAACACCAGATGCGCCGTCCGAGCGGGTGGCCGCGACCGCGGCGACTCGACGAAGTACACCGACTGGAGTCGGTGTTGATCGAGCGGGTCCACCGGGCTCAGGTGGTGGTACATACCTTCTCCCCTCATGCCTTCATTGTAACATCATCCCATGGCCGATGTCAAGTATCGGACTACAGCATACCTTCTTGGGTTGGTAGTTTCGCTGTGAGGCCGCAGAACTGCGTTGGTGCGCGCGAGGGTGTATCGCGGTCGAGAGCCGTAGAGAGGTTGGCGGTCGGCGGCGAGGTTCCCGCGGTAGCGTTTCATATTCATACCTTTCATTCGGTTGTCTAGTTTCCAACCCTCGCCCCTTGCGCGGTGTCAAGGGACCGGGCAAGCGGCTAGTCGACGATCTCGAAAACTCCTACTTGGTCGACCGTTACGAATCGACCTTCGATCTCGAGGTCGCGGGAAAACGCTTTGTAATCGAAGTAGTTTTCGACGGTCTTTCTCATATCTTCTCGGATCTCCGGGAGTATGAACTCAGCTACGTGTTCGTACGTGACATCTTCCAGCGAGCCCCACGGACCGATCACGTTGTCGGGGTCGAAGGTGTCGAGGTCAATCGAACCGTTGTAGTCGAGGTACGCGCATAGCTTGTTGAGGTCGTCGTCATCGAACGATGCAACGCGGGTCAACTTCTCGGAGTCGGGGTACTCCCCCAACCAGTCCGCGATTGTCTTCGGCAGATCGTCGTAATCGGTAACAAACCATTCCTCATGATTGGTCTCGCACGTTTGGATAGCGCCGTGCTCAAGCACTCGCTCGATAGCTTCGTCGACATCTTCGGTGTCGGGGTCAACCCACGCGCCTACCAACGACCCCGAGTTATAAGCGGCCAGGTCTGTGATGAAAGCTTTCATGTCTTTGTCCCTACTCTTCGTCAAGTTCTTCGATAGCGAGACGTAGCTTTTGTACGGCTCCCTGAATACTGCCCGCCGCGTGTTGTTCCGCTCTGCTCAGTTCGTCCCACTCCATATCCAGGTGATCCACCTTTTCGCTGAGCCGGTCGCGGATAGCGGCTAGTTCCGCCGCTAGTTCGTCGGCTAGGTCTGCGCGGGTGACTTCCATGTTCATTACTCCGTTCTCAATTCCAACTCGGACCGCGAGCGAACTTCGTTCGCGAGCCAAGCAAGAATCAAGCTTTGAATATCAGCAACCCGACCCGGCGGATGTCGGCGAGTTGATACCTACCGCGCGGCCACCAGACCTCGACAACCTCGATAGGCGTACCGACGTACTCGATACCGAACAACTCGCAGTAGATCGCCGCGTCCGTACCTCGCGTTTGCGTCTTCACACCTCACCGCCGATACGCTTGCCACAGCGTCGGAGAGCGCACGGCGTATCCGGGTCAGTCTCGGTTGCGCCCATCGTGATCACCCGATAGCTAGGCGGTAGCGCGTTGCGGATGTCGCCGAGACACTCGGCGTGCGCTACCCAACTCTCTGACGACGGTTCGGAGAGCGGACCTTCTGCGATCTGGAATGTGACGCCGTATAGCCTCATACCTCAGACTCCCCGCAAATTCGGTTCCCCATCGTCCGGCAATTCCAGCCCGACTCATCTTCGTCAATCACGCCGTCGCCGTTGTCGTCTCCGCTACGCGTCGACAACTGATCGTCTCCGCGCGCTGCGACCGCAGACAGCTGCGAGTTGTGGTCGCGGACTTCGGCGTCGATAACGCCGGCACCCACGCCGACCGCGAAAGCGGTAGCGAGAGCCGCGAAACACCCAAGCATTTTCATCGTTGTTCCCTTCGTTGGTAGTTGTGTCCAACTCCGTCCCCCGAGCGATGTCAAGGGATGAAGCAAGCTACAAGTACTCGGAGATGAGGCGGTCGTAAGCCTGACGCTCAAGCTCGGCGCGCTCGATTTCGTTCCACTCATCCCACTCGGCGGGGTCGAATATATCCGCGATCAT